CGTCCGGTTCTATCCGCGACAACATTATGCCGCTCCCTTATAAGGAGCCTAGCCAAACTCTTTTCGCCTTACTCAAGCAGATCACCGAAGAAGGGCGACGTTTGGGGGCGATCTCCGACATGAACATCTCCGACATGAGTGCTAATGCGCCTGTTGGAACTACCCTCGCTCTACTAGAGCGTACTCTCAAGCCAATGGCGGCGGTGCAATCCCGTGTCCATTACTCAATGAAGCAGGAGTTTAAACTCCTAAGAAAGATCATTGCTGAGTACGCACCAGAAGAGTATCTGTATGTGCCTGACCGTGGTGAACCCCGTGCGCGACGCGCCGATTACGCTATGGTGGAAGTAATTCCTGTCAGTGATCCTAATAGCAGCACGATGGCCCAACGAGTGGTCCAGTACCAAACCGTGTTGCAGATGGCGCAGGCCACCCCACAAATCTATGACCTACCGCAGCTTCATCGCCAGATGATCGAGGTCTTGGGTATCAAGAACGCCGACAAGCTTGTACCGACTACGGACGATATTAAGCCTTCCGATCCGGTAAGTGAGAACATGAACGCTATAGTTGGCAAGCCGATAAAAGCGTTTATTTATCAAGACCATGCGGCGCACATTGCTACCCACCAAGCGTTTATGCAAGACCCATCCATCATGGCGTTCATTGGGCAAAACCCAGCAGCGCAGCAGATTATGGCAGCATTGAGTGCGCACATTGGTGAACACGTAGCCTTCCAATACCGCCAAGAGATGGAGAACAAGCTGGGCGTTACCCTACCTGCACCGAACGAAGAGCTACCGGAAGAGATGGAAGTACTTCTTGCGCAGACTATGGCAGAAGCGGGGCAGCAGCTTACGCAGCAGAAACAACAACAGGCTGCTCAACAGCAGGCCCAGCAACAGGCCCAAGACCCAATCTTTCAGATGCAGCAGCAAGAGTTGCAGCTTAAAGTTGCCGAACAACAGCGCAAAGCAGCTAAAGATCAGGCAGACGCGCAGATTAGTGCGGCAGAACTACAGTTGGACGCGCAGAAAAGTGAACGCACCGCAGCAATCGAGGCTAGTCGCGTAGCATCTCAGAACGAACAGGCTCAAGCCAAGAATGATTTGGACGAAGCTAAAGCTATTTTGGACATGGCGAAAGCCAATAGAGAGGGGCAGATGCCCCAGTAAGGAGGTGATCCGTTGTCTACTACCGTCTTTGACGTGCTGAACGAAAAACTAACGGGGCTTCAAGGCTCTAGCGAAGATTTCCTGAAAAGTGGCGGAGCTAAAGACTTTGCTGAATATCGGGAAGTATGTGGCGTGATCCGAGGTCTGAACGCTGCATTAAGAGAGATCAACGACCTTTCGCGTAACTATATGGAAGACGATGATGACTGAGACAGTAACAGTTAGTGGAGTCGGCGCTGACGCGTCCGTATCTCCAGCAATGACTGCATTAGAACTAAAGCGCAAAGAACGTATAGAAGAGGAAGCTATAGAAGAGGCAGAGCTAGAAGCCTCTATCCCTAAGCCAGTTGGCTACAGGGTGCTTATTGCCTTGCCTAACGTCGAGGAGACCTTCGGGGAAAGCGGGCTTATTAAGGCAGAATCTACTCGTCGAGAGGAATATATCCTGTCTACTGTTGGGTCTGTACTTGATATGGGTAATGAAGCCTATAGCGACAAAGAGCGTTTCCCTACTGGGCCTTGGTGCAAAGTAGGCGACCATGTGATGTTCCGAGCCAACACCGGTACGCGTTTTAAGGTGAACGGGCAGGAGTTTCGCTTAATGAATGACGACTCTATTGAGGCCGTCGTAGACGATCCGCGAGCAGTTTCGCGTGCATAAGGAATAGACCATGCCTAGACAAAATGTAGAATTTGAGTTTCCCGATCCCGATAAAGATGAATCATCTCAAGAAGTTGAGGTTGATATTGTTGAAGAAGACGCGCCCCTTGAAGTAGAAGGTGCTGTGGGTCGAGAAGACATGAAGTCCGCTAAGGATAAAAATGTTATCCAAGCGGGCGAAGTAGAAATTGAAGTGGAGGACGATACCCCAGAGGCTGACCGTGGGCGAAAGGCGTCCCCGCCGCCAGACGAAGTTACTAACGAAGAGCTAGAGAACTATTCTGATAAGGTTAAGAACCGTATCAAGCACTTTAGTAAGGGCTACCACGACGAGCGCAGGGCTAAAGAAGAAGCTCAACGACAGCAAGAGGCCCTTGAAGCTTACGCTAAAAACTTGATGGCTGAGAACGAAAAGCTAAAGGGTTCGGTAGACCAGAGCCATAATACGCTTATTGAATCTGCCAAAAAACAAGTGCAGGGTGAAATGGCTTTGGCCCAACGTCAGTATAGAGAGGCGTATGAGTCAGGTGAGCCTGATGCTATATTAGAAGCTCAAACTGCTCTGAATACTGCTCAAATACGCCAAGAGAAAGTTAACGGGTTGAAACCTAAGCAGATTCAGGCTTTACAACCCCAAGAAACTCCTGTAGAACAGGCACCAACGGCACCCCAACCTCAAGTGCAGCGAGACGAAAAAGCAGATTCATGGCGCGACGATAACCCGTGGTTCGGCTCAGACGACGAGATGACTGCCTTTGCATTAGGGTTGCATAACAAGTTAACGAAAGACGGGGTAGACCCCCAATCAGATACTTACTACGAGAAAATCAACTCTCGTATGCGACAAGTATTTCCCGATCAATTCGATGATGGGATAGAAGACGAACCAGAAGTACATGCCAAGCCTAAATCTAGCAACGTGGTTGCCCCCGCCTCGCGGAGCACAGGACCTAAAAAAATTAGGTTAACGCAATCACAAATAGCTATTGCGAAAAAACTTGGGGTACCACTGGAAACATACGCCAAACAGGCTGCTGAACTAATGAGGAAACAATAATGGCTGCAAACAGACTAGATAGAGAGCTACAAACCCGTGAGAAAACTACCCGTAAAAAGGCGTGGAGTCGGCCAACAGTGTTGCCTGATCCTACACCTCAAGAGGGGTACAAGTTTCACTGGGTTCGCGTAAGCACTATGGGTCAACCTGATTCCACTAATGTGTCCTCAAAATTACGTGAAGGATGGGAGCCAGTACGCGCAGAAGACCACCCCGAGATATTTAGCGACGCCGTTGACGACGTGCGTTTCAAAGATAATGTCATCGTCGGCGGACTAATGCTGTGTAAGGCCCCCCTAGAACTTGTCGAAGAGCGTACTGAGTACTATGACAATATGGCTCAGTCTCAGATGCGTTCAGTAGACAATAACTTAATGCGCGAAAATGATCCTCGTATGCCCCTGTTTAACGATAGGAAATCGAAGGTTACTTTCGGCAAAGGAAATTAAACTTAGGAGTTATATACAATGGCTTATCCAACAGTCAGTGCTCCCTACGGCTTTCAGCCAATTAACCGTGTAGACGGTATGCCTTACGCAGGTCAGACTCGCCTTGTTCCTATCGCGAGCACCTACAATACGGCTATCTTCGCAGGTGATTTGGTTAAAATCGTAGCGGCAGGCACAATCGAGAAGTTTACTGGCACTACTACTGGTTCCCCTGCGGGTGTCTGTGTAGGTGTTCAGTACGTCAATTCATTGGGTCAGTTCACACCGGCTCAGTACTACCCCGGCACTAGCGTTACTGAAGCTTTTGCTATCGTAGTTGACGACCCACTAGCAGCGTTTAAAGTTGCTGTAACTGCTGCTAACAGCAGCATGTCCTCGGCGGCTCGTGCTGCTGTAGGCGCAAACATGTCTGTCTTAGCGGGTACAGGCGACACAGCTACTGGAAACTCTGGTGCATCAGTACTAGCGGGTTCAGAAGCTACAACAGCGGGTCTGGTTGTGCGAGTTATCGACACAATAGACGAAACTAAAACTGCTGCTGATACTTTTGTGGAGATTGTCGTAAAGATTAATCTGCATCAGTACAACAACACAACTGGCGTATAAGGAGACTAGCAGATGGCTATTTCAAGAGCGCAACTCCTTAAGGAGCTACTACCGGGTCTAAACGCCCTATTTGGCCTCGAATACGCTAAGTATGGTGACGAGGCTGCTGAAATCTTCGAGACTGAATCTTCGGATCGTTCTTTTGAAGAAGAAACTAAGTTGTCTGGTTTCAGTGCCGCACCTGTTAAAGGTGAAGGTTCTGCAATCGAGTATGACAATGCGCAAGAAGCGTGGACTGCTCGTTACACTCACGAGACAGTTGCAATGGGCTTCTCGCTCACTGAAGAAGCAATCGAAGATAACCTCTACGATTCACTCTCTTCACGTTATACAAAGGCACTTGCCCGCGCTATGGCGTACACTAAGCAAGTTAAGGGTGCTAGCATCCTAAACAACGCATTCGCTGCTGGTACTACGTACGGTGATGGACAGACTCTCTGTTCAACTGCTCACCCTCTCGTATCTGGTGGTGTAAACTCAAACCGTCCTGCTGTTGCTGCTGACCTTAACGAGGCTTCACTCGAAGCTGCTGTTATTCAGATTGCTGGTTGGACTGATGAGCGCGGTCTGCTTATTGCAGCCAAGCCTAAGACGCTTGTTATTCCACCGGCACTGCAATTCGTTGCTACTCGCCTGTTGGATACCAACCTTCGTGTGGCTACAGCGGATAACGACATCAACGCACTGAACAACAACGGTTCAATCCCCGGTGGTTATAAAGTTAACAACTACCTGACTGATACCAATGCTTGGTTCTTGATGACTGACATCCCCAACGGCCTGAAGCACTTCGTCCGCTCACCTATGAGCACTAGCATGGACGCAGACTTCGACACAGGCAACAGCCGTTATAAGGCTCGTGAGCGATACAGCTTCGGCGTATCTGACCCACTGGGTATCTTCGGTTCACCGGGCGCTTAATAAGCAAACGGTGTTAGGATTGGGGGCTTCGGCCCCCTTTTCTTTTATAGGTAATAATGAGTTATGCCTAGACAGCCACCCAAAACCACAGAACCGGCTAAGTCACGGTTATGTACATCGTGCAATAAAATCCGCAAGACTACTCAGTTTGAGCTATTTAAAGACGGCAATTATCGTGGGGTATGCCGTGATTGCGTGTTAGCCCAACGAGCAAAGAAAACCTCTGCTACACCTGAAGCGTACCTAAAAATTGTATACGTCCAACTTAAGTCCCAACGCCGCAAACAAGGCATAGAGTTTTCTCTTACCCATGAAGAACTGTGCCAGATGTGGGAAACCCAAGACGGGCGATGTGCTCTGTCTGGCGTACTCATGACCCACCACCGAGACGGTGCTCTTGGAGACGGTAAGCAGAAAGACCTTAACGCGTCGATAGATCGGGTAAACCCTCAAGGCCCTTATTCCCGCGAGAACGTGCAACTAGCGGCGGCTAGAGTAAATATTATGAAGCACACTCTAGGCGAAGAAATGTTTATTTGGTGGGTAAAAAACATCCATAATCACCTATTAAGTTGATTTACGGTCCCGATAGGGGTAATTTGTAGGTGGAACTTACCCGACAGTACGTTCCTATCCCTTGAGAAGTTGGCCCGTCCCCACAGACGGGTCTTTTTTATTTGTGCGTTAGACAAATAAGTGTTATATACTTACCTAAATCCGGAACTAACCGGTGTATCTGACAGCTTCCGGCTGACGACATGCAGACAGATATGCCCCATAACTCGCATGTGAGGTTTCAAAATGGCTACAACTACCTTTTCAGGTCCCGTCGTTTCTACAAATGGTTTTGATTTTCCTATTGTAACTACGGCTAATCTTCCCGCTTTTGCTTCTGTTTCCGCTGGTACGGTGTACATCGTCAGCGATAATGGCGCAGGCAATAACGAGTTTTGTCTAGTAATTAACACAGGCGCTGCTTGGGTTACTGCTACGGGCGCTGCTCTTTCATAAGGAGCTAACTCATGGCTGATACAGTATCGACTCAAATAATCCAAGATGGCAGCAAGCAGGCGATCATTAAGGTTACTGCGGTTGTAGGAAATACCGACGTAGTAACTAGCACAATGGTTGATGTCTCTACATTATCGGTTGATCCGGTAAGCCGTAGAGCCTGTACTGGCGCTGTTTTGGCAAAGCTTGTGTACGTAGGTGTTGGAGTAGGGGTCAAACTAGAATGGAAGGCAAATGCTAACGTTCTTATCTTTGATCTACCAGTAAACTGGACAGAGGAGTACGACTTCACTGCCTTTAGCGGAATTCCCAACAACGCTGGAGCTGGTAAAACTGGCGACATAGTAGCAACTACAGTAGCTCCAACTGCTGGAGATACCTATACCTTTATATTTACTGTGAACAAGCAATATGGCTAAGCAAGTAGATAAGAAAGCAATGGCTTGTAATAAGCCAAGACGAACTCCGTCCCATGCTAAGAAGTCCCACATTGTGAAGGCTTGTGAGAACGGGAAGGAGAAGATAATTCGTTTTGGCGAGAAAGGCGCAAGCACTGCTGGCAAACCCAAAGCTGGCGAGTCTGCCAAGATGAAAGCTAAGCGCAAGTCGTTTAAGGCTCGTCACGGCAAGAATATCGCCAAAGGCAAAATGAGCGCAGCCTACTGGGCTGATAAGGTTAAGTGGTAGGAGACTGTTATGTGGACTAAACCTTCATACGAAAATGTACGGTTAGGCTTTGAAATTACTATGTATTTTAAGACTCGCTAGGAGAACATCATGGCAGGTTGTAAAACAAAGCGGTACAACATGGGTGGCAAGCTGGAAATGGTAGAGAAGGGCGGTAAGAAAGTCCCGTTCTACGCAGCTGACGGCAAAGGCAAGATGAACATGGGCGGCAAAGTCATGAAGTACAAAGCTGGTGGCAAAGCCACCCCAATGAAAAAAGCGCCTCCAGAAACTGCGCTTGAACGCACGTCTCCTAAGTCTGCTACAGCGCTTAGGCGTTTAAAAGCTAAGCAAGAAGAATTGGCGATGCGAAACATGCTCCGAGATGAGCTGGGTAGTAAGCTAGATGATCCTAGTTTTAGAGTAGAAATGGGCGGCAAAGAAGTACAAGGTCTAAAAAAAGGTGGCTGTGTTGGTGACGGCTGTGCTATCCGAGGTCGAACTAAGGGCACAATGCGATGATGAAGTGCAGAGGCATGGGCAAAATGAAGCCCGTTACGTTTAAGAAAGGCGGCACGGTCAAAGACGACTGCTACCGCAAGGTGAAGGCATCGTACAAAGTCTTCCCTTCTGCGTACGCCTCGGGTGCTATAGCCAAGTGCAGAAAGAAGAAAGCCAGTGGCCGTTCGTAAAACCGAGAAGGGCAAAGCCCTAAAGCGGTGGTTCAAAGAGGACTGGAAAGACGTCAAGACAGGCAAGGCTTGTGGACGTAAAAAGGGCGATAAGCGGGGAACCCCGTACTGTAGACCCACAAAGCGGGTCTCTAGTAAAACGCCTAAGACCTCTGGTGAGATGACAGCGGCAGAGAAGAAGTCCCGTATAGCGCAGAAGAAGCGCCTAGGGCAACCGGCAGGTAAACCTAAGCGTGTAGCATCGCTTAAAAGGAAGAAGAAATAATGGCTAAGGGCGTAAACCACTACTTTAAAGACGGTAAAACGCACCGAGGGGGCACGCACAAACACCCCGACGGGACTGTAATGACAGGCAAAACGATGTCAGCTAAGTCCGCAAAGTTATTTCATTACAAAGATTTATCTAAAACTGCGCAGAAGAAAGCGCGGGAAAGTTGGGGTAAATAATGGCTACATCTGGCACAGCTACATTCAACATGGACTTCACCGAGATTGCGGAAGAAGCGTGGGAGCGTGCCGGTAGAGAAATGCGTTCTGGTTACGACCTGCGCACTGCTCGTAGGTCTATGAATCTGTTGACTATTGAGTGGCAGAACCGTGGTATAAACATGTGGACTATCGAGGAAGGTACAACAAACCTCGTAACAGGCACAGCCACATACGACCTGCCCGCCGACACAATAGACCTTTTAGAGCACGTTGTACGCACAGGCGATGGTAGTGTAACTACTCAGTCTGATCTAAACATCACGCGTATCAGTGTCTCTACCTACTCAAGCATCCCCAACAAGCTAAGCCAAGGTCGCCCTATACAGCTTTATGTAGACCGTGGGCAAGCTAACCCTTCGGTTACTGTGTGGCCTGTACCAGACCAAGGTACTGCACTTGCACCGTTTTACATACTTAAGTACTGGCGGATGCGCCGTATACAAGATTCTGGGACAGGGGTTAATACCGCCGACGTTAACTTCCGTTTCTTGCCCTGCCTCGTTGCAGGGCTTGCATATTATATAGCTCAAAAAGACCCTGAATTGATGCCTCGTATTCCTATGCTACAGGCCGAGTACGAGCGTCAGTTTGAGCTAGCAGCGGGTGAAGACAGGGAGAAAGCAACGCTTAGCTTGGTGCCCCGTATAAGCAGCATAAGGTAGACTTATGAGCTATAAATACGCCTCGGGACAAAAAGCGTTAGCAATATGCGACGTATGTGGGTTTCAATACAGGTTATCGCAGCTTAAAGAGCTGATTGTTAAGGGAAATAAAACTAACATTAAGGCTTGCCCAGAGTGTTGGAACCCAGACCAACCGCAGCTTATGCTAGGTGAGTTTCCGGTAGATGATCCACAAGCTATACGTGACCCGAGACCGGACTCAGCAGAATTAGTAGCAAGCAGAGACATACAGTGGGGTTGGGACCCAGTAGGGCTAAACGATCCTTTTGGACTTACACCAGACAATTTGGAAGGGACAGGCGTCGTAGGACAAGTAACGGTCACTACAACCTAGGAGACAGAAATGAAAATGAAGTCACGATCAAACGTAAAAGTACCCAAGGTCATCGAGTTCCCGAATGAGCCTACAATGTACAAAGTAGATACTTGCAACCAGCCGCCTAAAGACATGAAGACTAGCGGTGTTAAGGTTCGCGGCGTAGGTGCAGCTACTAAGGGCACTATGGCCCGAGGCCCAATGGCTTAAGGAGTAGCAGGTGAATTACACCGAGCTTAAGACAAACATTGAGGACATTTGCGAGCAGTCGTTTACGGATGCCCAGCTTGCTATGTTTACTGAACAGGCCGAGCAGAAGATATATAACACTGTTCAGATTCCTGCGCTGCGTCGAAACCAGACAGGCAGCTTAACTATTGGTAATAAGTATTTAATTTACCCTACAGACTTCTTGTACACGTTCTCTTTGGCGGTTATTGATGCGCAGGGCAACTACACATACTTACTAAATAAAGACGTTAACTTTATTCGTGAGGCGTACCCCGGACCAACAAGTACAGGTACGCCCGTACACTACGGAATTTTTGACGACACCGCGTTTATCATAGGCCCAACGCCTAATGCAGCGTATGAAGTAGAGTTACATTACGGCTACTACCCCGAGACTATTGTTACTGCGGGTACTACGTGGCTTGGCGATGAGTTTGATTCTGCCCTGCTTAACGGCGCTTTAGTTGAAGCAATACGTTTTATTAAGGGCGAACCAGATATGGTAGCCTTGTACCAGAAGATGTACGTAGACGCTATGGCGTTATTAAAGAACTTGGGCGACGGAAAGATGCGGGAAGATATGTACCGCTCTGGTCAACTTAGAATAGAACCGCGTTAATTTAAGAGGAAACACAAATGGCTATTTCACAAGCTATGGCAACATCATTCAAAGTTCAAATCCTTGGTGGAGACTTTGACTTTGCTTCGGGCACGTCACAGGTCTTTAAGCTGGCTTTGTACACTAGCTCAGCTACGCTAGGCGCAACTACTACTGCGTATTCAGCGACAAACGAAGTCTCAGGCACAGGCTACAGCGCAGGCGGCGGCACGCTGACTATCTCCGCTAACCCTGCTTCGAGCGGCACTACTGCGTTCTTGGACTTTGCCGACCTGACGTTTTCTACTGCAACAATTACTGCTCGTGGCGCGCTTATATACTTGGCTAACGGCGGTACTAACCCTGCGGTAGCGGTACTAGACTTTGGTGCGGATAAGACTTCGACCGCGGGTGACTTTACTATTGTCTTCCCTGCTGCTGATGCAAGCAACGCGATCATTCGGATTGCCTAGTAGATGGCTGACGTTACGGTCCCACTCTCCGGTTGGGGATTTAGCACTTGGGGTACAGATTCGTGGGGCGAAGGTAATGCCCTGCCGATTGCTACAGGTGAAGTTGGTTCCGTAACCGTAATTGAAGGCTTTGCGACGAATGTAGCCGTTACGGGGGTTGCCGCTAGTTTTACACTGGGCAATACCGCCGTAGAAGGCGACAAGAGCGGCTTAGTCTTAGGTAACGCCGCTACGGGTGAGGTTGGTAACCCGACAGTTACGGGCACCGCTGTATTCTCGGTCACTGGGGTTTCAGCAACGTCGGCACTCGGAACTTCGGTGGCAAGTGCTGCTGCGGATGTTTCTGTTACTGGTGTTGAAGGCACAACCGCTTTAGGTTCGGCTAATGTCCAGCAAGGTGCGGGGGTAAACCTCGTTGGAGTCCAAGGCACCACAGCTCTAGGCACAGTAAGCGTTACAGCAGATGCTATAATCCCCGAGACTGGCCTGCAAGCAACGTCGGCACTAGGCAGTGTTACGGTAGACTTAATCCAAGCAGTTAACGTGACTAGCGTTACGGGCACAGTAATACTTGGTCAAACTTCTGAAAATGGCGCGGGTATAGTATCCGTCACAGGAGTACAAGCTACAGGACAAGTCGCAAAAGTGCTCGTATGGGGCGAAATAGTTCCGGGCGGTAACCCTAATTGGACGGAGATAGCAGCATGAAAACAACAAACGAAGCAAAAACACTTGGTAGCGCAATAGACCCGAAACACGAAATTGAAGTGGTATGTGGTAACTGCGGATACGATCTTGACGAAGCAGAGCTAACCGCCGATACTTGTTCTGATTGTGGTGAGCCACTAAATTTGCGTCAGAATACAACAATTTACGCGACCACAATCCCTGCTGCTGGTGGCAGCACACTAGTTTAAGACTGGAGAAAGACGATGGCTACTTATGTAAATAACCTCCGGTTAAAAGAAATTACAACCGGCGATGAAGACGGCACTTGGGGTACTAGTACCAATACTAACCTTGAGCTAATTACCGACGGTTTTAGCTACGGCACTAAGCAACTTTCTGCTGATGCTAACCAGACCTTCACTATGCCTGACGCTACGGCAGACGCGACTCGCGGGTTCTACCTAAAGATTACTTCGGCGGGTTCTCTTACGGCTACTCGTGAGGTGACGCTTGGTCCAAACACTGTTTCTAAAGTGTGGTTGATTGAGAACGCCACTACAGGCAGTCAGATCATCACAATCAAGCAGGGTTCTGGCGCTACGGTTAACGTGGCTAGCGGCTCCAAGGTAATGATCGTTACAGACGGCGCGGGCGCAGGAGCTGCGGTTCTTAATGCTAACCCAACTGAAACAGGCGGATCGGTTACTTCTGTTCAAATGGCAGGAGGATCAACAGGCCTTACTTACAGCGGCGGGCCAATTACAGGGTCTGGAACAATTACTACGGCGGGAACCCTTGCTGTCGCCAACGGCGGCACGGGTGTTACTACTTCTACGGGTACAGGCGCTACCGTTCTTAACGTAAGCCCCGCACTTACTACCCCTAAGATCACCACCGGCATCCAAAACGCTAGTGCGGCTACTGTAATCTCAATGGATTCTAATACGTTCTTTGCCGGTGCGTTCTCTGACGAAGTAACTGCTTTGGGTAACACTGGAGCAGCCAAAACAATTAACTGTAATGAGGGTAACGTATTTACTGCGACCCTTACAGGTAACTGCACGTTTACACTGGCTACGCCTAACAGCACGGCTAACCGAGCTACTTCGTTTACTTTGGTGCTTACTAACGACGCTACAGCGTCCAGAACCGTGGCTTTTGCAGGCGGAACATTTAAGTATCCGGGCGGTTCAGTTAGTCGCTCTACGGGCGCTAACGATACAGACATTTGGTTTTTCTTTTCTCCAGATAACGGTACAACGTGGTATGTCACGTTGCCCGCTAAAAACTTCTCTTAATTTAAGACAGCCGAGGAGGCTACTAACATGGCACTAACACCAGAAATTCAAGCGCAAGTAGATATGCAAAATGCTACAGAAAATAACCGCGCCGCCAATCAAGCCGCGGCAGAAGCAAAGCGAGTTAAGCTAGAAATGGTACGCATGGCTAAAGAAGTATTAGTCGAAAACCGTCGTACTCAAGCTGCGGTTGACGCTACTGACATTACAGCCAGTGCCGTAACTTCTTTAGCTACAGACTTGACTTCATTTGTAAATAGTTAATGGAAGCGTATGCGCATTTCTCAACGCCTATATACCGTGAAGAGCGGCCAGAGTGGGCGGGAGAAACGCTAAAGCATACCCAGAAATACTACGAACAAATGGAGCCATCGGTAGTTAAACAGACTACGCACATGGCAAATGACCCTGACCTTGGGTACTTAGCGTCTTACTTTCGAGATAAGGGCGTTAGTATTTTAAAGGATCAGGGTTATTTAACAGACGAGTACGAGTTTTACGTGTCTGGGATGTGGGGCCAAGAGTTTGCGTGTACGGGCAGCAACATTATGCACGTACACGGGAATAGCCAAATATCGGGTTTTTACTTCTTAGAAGTGCCGGAAGGCGGGTCGTACCCTATATTTGATGACCCAAGACCGGGCAAACGTATGGCCGACCTGTGGGCATCGCCTAGCGATCAAGTTACAATGGCTACGCCTCAGATACACTTTAACAACGTGCAAGCGGGGACGATGATGCTATTTAACTCATGGCTTCCGCACATGATAACGCCGAACCAATCTAACGACCCGACAAAGTTTATCCACTTTATTTTGTCGCAAAGAAAAAGGTTTATTTAATGCAGCATTTGCTGACGCCCCATACTAGGAAGGTAGAGACTTTTGCGTGGTGGGATGACGCTTTTACTGAAGGACAGCTTAATTGGCTACAACAGAAAGCTAAAGAAGCCACAGAATCGGCCAAGATAGGGGGTGGAAAAAGTGGAGAGGTTAACGGTAATGTAAGACGCTCCGAGCTTAATTGGCTAAATAAAGACCCCGAATGCGCGTGGGTTTTTGAGCGGTTGGCGCACGTTGCGGCAAGTTTAAACGCTGAACATTTTGGGTTCGAGCTTACCGGGTTTGGTGAGTCTATACAGTTAACCAACTACCACGAGGCACGGCAAGGAACTTATGTTTGGCATCAGGACTTTGGCGCTTCCGGTATATCACGTAAACTTTCTATGGTTTTACAGTTATCCGACCCCAGTGAGTACGAAGGTGGAGAATTGCAAATACTGACTAGCAAAGAGCCTAAAAGCATGCAAAAGAAACGAGGGCTTATAACAGTATTTCCTGCGTGGACATTGCACCAAGTAACTCCTGTAACCAAAGGAACAAGACAAACATTAGTAACATGGGTAGCGGGGCCACCGTTTAAATGAAAACAGAGTATAAAGACTTCATTGGCGTATTTTCGGATGTTTACCCAGATGAGTTTTGCCAACATCTTATAGCAGAGTTTGACCGTAACCAAGCTCTTGGCGCAGGCACTGACCGTCAGAACGGAGAAGGAGCTGCTAAACACGTCAAAAACGACTACCAGATTTTTTCTAATGGCAAGAATATAAACTTTGAACCGTTCCAAGACAAAAACACTGTGGACCTGTTTTTCGACGGTTTGCAAGCGTGTTTTGAAGAGTACGGTAACCAGTTCTCCGTTATAAAAGACACAAGGATAAATTGCAACAACATGAAGATGCAAAAGACCTCTAGTGGGGGCGGCTATCATGTTTGGCACGGTGAGAAAGGTAACGATGATCAAGCTCGCCGCGGGTTAGTTTATATGCTTTATTTAAATACGCTCCCTACAGAAGCCAACGGAGAAACAGAGTTTTTATACCAACAGCGGAGACTAAACCCTGTTGAGAATACAATGGTGTTATGGCCCGCAGCGTTTACTCACGCCCATAGAGGCAACCCTGTCTACGGGGACAACGAAAAGTATATTGTTACTGGGTGGTTCTACCATGAATAGCTTTCAAAACGCCGGGCACTGCAAAGTAAAGAATTTGATCGACGCTCAAACAATACAAACCATATCTCAGTATTTTGAAAACAAAATAAATCGCGGGGAATGGAAAGCTAAAGATAATTTAAAACCTAACGACTCCAGTAAATTCGGGTACTACGCCGACCCTTTAATAGAGGTTATGCTAAAACAGTGTAAGCCTGCTATAGAGGAGAAAACGGGGCTTGAGTTGGAGCCGACCTACTCTTTTAGTCGGGCATATCAAGAAGGAGAAGAGCTTAGGCCCCATACAGATAGGCCTTCTTGCGAAATAAGCGTTACTATAAATGTGGCTTGCACTGGTGATATTTGGCCCATTTGGATGCAATACGAAAATAATGACCCGGTAAAGTGCATGCTAAATCCGGGCGATGCGGTTATTTACAAAGGTTGCGAGGCGACTCATTGGCGCAGAAAATTACCCGAGAGCCAGATAAATGTACAGTTTATGTTGCATTATGTAGACAAAAACGGCCCACACGCCGAATATAAATTTGATAGGCGAGAGGCTCTAGGTTTAGATTCTCCCGCGCGTAGGAGTTAATTATGCCTATAGGAACTAGCAAAGTAGGTTTATTTGGTGGCAAGCCAATTGTTCAAGCGGGCAGTCAAGAGTTTTCGAATCCCGGTACTTTTGTTGTGCCTGAAGGACTCGAAAGAGTTTCAGTAACGGGAAGAGGGTCCCCCGGAAATCCCGGAAATGACGGAAGCCCGGGTGTGCGGGGAACTGGCGGTAGTGGTGGCTCTGGAGGAAGTCCCGGCGACAACACTAACTCCCTCAACGGGGCTGCCGGTGGCTCCGCAACTGCGGGGGGAACTGCCGGAAATCCCGGGAATCCCGGAAATAACGGCGTTGCATCTACGGTATTTGGTTTGTCTTTCCCCGGTGGGGTAGCGGGCACCGGAGGCACCGGAGGTGCCGGAGGAACTGCCGGGAATCCCGGGAATGCCGGAAGCCCGGCGCCTTGTTTCCCCGTTGGTAACGGCGGCACTATGCCCGGCGGCGGGGGTTCGGGCTTTGGGGGTGCCGGAGGCCAAGGAAGCTTTACCCTTTGCAATTGTCCTATTGTACCGTCACCCCTGAGCCGCGGCGGTGGTGGCGGCGGGGGTGCGGGTTCGGGTGGTAATAATGGTTTCACCGCAGGTTCTAGCCCGCTAGGTGGCAGCCCTTGGGATCGCGGTCTGGGGGGGTCTCCCGGAGGTGGTACCGGGGGTGACGGTGCAGTATATCAGGGGTTTTTCGGATTTCCCCCGACCCCGGCGGGTGTCGGACAAAACGGATCTGTTGCGGGTGCCGCAGGTGGCGGGGGCGGTGGAGGTTCGAAACTGAACGCTTTCGGCGCTCCCGGCGCTGGAGGAGGCGGGGCCGGAAATCCCGCATCTTCGGGCGGCTCAGCCAACCCCGGTAATGCAGGCAACCCGACAACTGCAAATTGCGTAGCAGTTAATACTGGATGTTACCCCGTTGTAATAGATAGCGGGGCTACACTGACTATATCATGGAATACTCAATAGCATGAACGACAAAGAGCTAAAAAAAGAGCTAGATAGACGAAATAAACTGCGGCAACTCGAAGTTCTTGAAGCTAATGACACGCGCGCGCAGTCTATAACCGTCGGTACGGCCGGGGGTGGCACTACAGAAATAACGATGCGCAGTGCGTCGGGAAGATTTTTGTGGAATACATATCAGCCTGTAGAAATAATAGAGTTGATACACCAACTTTCTGCTAATGTTGGGTGCCACTTACAGCTTGTACCTAGGCAAGATTTTGGAGCTTGGCGTGATTGGAAAGTCACCCCGGAGGAGCTAGCGCATGCTAGAGGTGTTCAGCACATGCCGGGAGTAGGGTTTTCTCCGTTTCCTAAGTATGACGAACAAGAATACCTCAACAACGGGGCTAACATGCCCCACCCAGACGAACAAGCAGGGCGGCAAAAAGTAGAACATAAGGAGCAAGAAAATGTGGCAACTAAGAAAGCTGTCAACAAACGAAGCACTAAGCGAAGCCGGACCTCTTCCAAATAACTGGGGTCCAATCTTTGGCTTGCATGGGTTTTTAGAAAAGATAGGCGATTTGTCGTGGGTTGGCCCGGCGTATGTCGATCAGGGTTGGGTTGAGCTTGTAGATGCTGAGCAAGAGACGTTAAGAAAAGCCGAAATTATAGCCCGAGTACAAGCAGAAAAAGATGTTGCCAACGCAGCGCTTAGTAACCATGCAATAACCGTTGGTGAAAAGATGGCTTGGGGCGACTACCTACTAGTTTTAGACGCGGTTTGTCGGTGCCCGGACTTTGATTGCGACCCCAAGTTCCCTATGCGCCCTAATGTCTAAATACCGCATAAGGTTTAATAAAGGCAGGGGGCACCCGGGCAGAGGAACAGAGGAACATGTTTGGCGCGTACTCCAAGGCAACACAGAGTGGTTAGCTAGGCACGTTATTATAGAAGTCCCGTCGCGTAGCGAGCAAGAAGGCCCTGATTGGAACATAGTATGCGAAGGTCAAATGTTATTTTTTAGCGACACAGATACGGTGGTAATTACCCCATGATTATTTCATACTCAAACAACTTTTCCGTAATACGCGCCCCTAAAACGGGTTCGACTTCGCTTGTTTTCTACTTTTTTAAATCGGGCCTTATAGACCCCGAGAAAGACACCTATAGTATCGAAGGACCGTTCTCTACTTGGGAAGAGTTTGAAGCCTATGACAAAAAGCACGGGCTAGACTACTCTCAACTGCCACAAACTTTGTATGGCCCGAACAGCCTAAAAGACGTACACCGTACTTTCGATGACTTACGGGCCAAAGGAGCGGTACAAGCAGACATGCCCTGTGTTGGCGGTATCCGCAACCCTTTAGAGTGGCTAGCCTCCTTGTTTTACTACATAAAAGTTCGTCGCGCAGTAACTATAGCGGACAACAACGGGCTTATGACCCGCGGTACAATACATAGTGCCACTAACTACGGTAACCCAAACTCATACTGGGACTACATAAAAAACAACTGGGATATCGCTCCGATACAGTACAGCGTAAAACCCCAATCTTCCTACTTTCCTGACCACGCGGAACTGTTTAACACCGAAAACCTACATGAGCATGTTAGTAAGTACATACTCGAAAGAGGTGGTAGCGTAGACGGGCGAATCGAAATGCGGAAGAACCCCGACAACAAACTAGACGTGTTTCTAGCAGAGCTTACACCGGACAGAAAGCAAGATATACTAGACACATACGCCCACGACTTCGAGCTTTGGGAAAAGGCATACGCAGTGTACAACTAAGTGAGTAGTAAGTAATGATTGAGATTGGATTAGCATTAGGGGCGGCTAAGAAAGCCTTCGATTTGATACAGTCTGCGATTGATACAGGTCAGCAGGCCAGTGGCCTAATGGATCAACTTGGCGATTTCTACGACGCCAAAGAGAAAGTCCAAGAAGCGAAAGAAGAGCACAGGCGAAAGCCAAACGGGGCCTACGGGGAAGAATCCGTAGAGTCCTACGCACTAAAAGTGATACAAGCCGAGATTGCCTGTGATGAGTATGAGGCAAAAATCAAGAAAATGTTCATGGCACAGGGCAAGACTCCGCTTTATCAAAAAATGCTTAGAGTGAGATCAGCAGAGCGTGACCGAAGAGCTGCGGCTCAACGTGAGCTTTTGAAGATACAACGCGAGAAGCTGCAACGACAACGTGAGATAAAGAACTTAGTCATCGCCTTGGTCGCTTTGGCGATATGTGCGGGTTCTGCAATTTTTATGGCGGCTGTAACAGTAGGGTAGTGTGATGGATTATCAAGTGATGTTCAATGTAACGATAGCAGTAGCAGGATTTGTTGTCGGTTGGTTAGTCAATAGAGTATTTGCACTGCTGGATCGTATTGACGCAGATATGAAAGCCATACCCATGCAGTACGTCACTAAAGACGACTACCGCGAAGACATACGAGAAATCAAAGAGATGCTTGGTGCTATCTTCAAGCGACTTGAGAGCAAGGCTGACAAATGAAACTTGATCCCGTCCTGCTAACAATGGCCTGCTCGTGGGCTATGAAGGCTTACAACGACAAGAACAAAGATGCGATCAAGATCGAGTGTGGGCTGACCTCGACTACGGCGTTTGTTGTTAAGCGCAAAACCATAGACATCATTGTGTTCCGTGGTACTCAGCAGGTGGGGGACTGGGCGTTTAACTTGTTCCCTGTGCCCTTGCCGTATGCCGGTAGGCTCTGCCACGGCGGGTTTGTAGCGGCGCATAAGTCTGTCTGGAGTGAGATCGAAGAGCACATAGACTATAAGAAGCGCACACTAATCTGTGGGCATAGCCTCGGTGGGGCACTAGCGGAACTGTCCGCTGCTAAGTTAAACGGTAAGCACGATAACTTGAGCGTCATTACTTTTGGTAAACCAAACACGTTCTTCAAGGGGTTTAAAAAGCCGCTTACGCTCGACGACCAGATTTCTGTGGTAAACGGCAGTGATGCAGTCGCTCGTGTACCCCGTTTGTGCTACGGGCCGAGCAAGTCCCAAGAGATGCTGTACTTCTCCAACGGCGGCGTGGACTACATAAACCCGTCTAAGTACTTGCGTAAGAAAGACCGTGGCGTTAAAGACCGTGTTTCAGACCACTTTATGGACGGGTATAAAGCCCGCTTAACTAAGTTCCTAGAGGACCAGAAAAATGGCAAAACTGGCGTTGATATTTAGTGTAGCCCTGCTTATGGCGTCGTGCGCCTCTGTAGAGCAAGTTATCCAAAACAAAGAGATTTATTGCTCAGGTATGTACAAAGGCATTCGAGCAGTAGGCCGTGGCGCGCTTACAATGACTACAGGTGCTGTAGTAGAAGATGTTTGTGACACGATAGACGACATAGTAGCTGAAGAAGAAGTCGAGGAAAACGCCGCTGACGGCGTAACCAAAAGCGCTGGTTAGTCTGTACGACTTTGCGCAACTGATACTATTGTTGAAACAGCTATGACCGAAAAGTTACTTGAGATGTTGAAACGGCATGAGGGTGTAGAAAGCCACGTCTACCGTTGTTCTGCCGGATACGAAACTATAGGCGTGGGCAGAAATATCTCTAAGTCCGGTTTAGGGCTGTCAGACGATGAAGTCGATTACCTACTAGAGAACGACATAGTACGCGTTATTAAGGAACTTTCTTCGGAATATCCGTGGTTTAAGAACCTTGATGACGTACGAAAAGATGCTATTATAGACATCGGATTTAACCTTGGTGCCACTCGACTTCGTGGTTTCAGGCGCGCATTAGCTGCTATGGACGCAGCAGACTACAAAACCGCATCTTTAGAGTTTTTAGATTCCAAGTGGAGTCGGGATGTTAAGGGACGCTCAACCGAACTCGCGTACATGATCGAGATGGGTGAGTACCTATAATGAGGTTAAGAAATGCCGCTACAGAAACTACAGTTCAAGCCCGGAGTTGACCGCGAGAATACCCGCTACGCTGCCGAAGGCGGTTGGTATGAGACCAACAAAGTGCGTTTCAGACGGGGTATGCCTCAGAAGATCGGTGGGTGGGTGCGCCTGTCGAGTGCTACTTTTCTTGGCATCTGCCGCTCTATGCTCAACTGGGTCACCCTCCAAGGGCAAAACCTCGTCTCGGTTGGCACTAACCTCAAGTACTACATTGAGCGTGGTGGTGAGTATTTCGACATTACTCCTATCCGTGCCACGGCTACTCTGACTAACCCGTTTACTACTACTTCAGGCTCTGCAACGGTTCTTGTTACTGATGTTGCCCACGGTGCGCTTCAGGGAGACTTTGTTACGTTTAGCGGCGCTGCTGCGGTTGGGGGGCTTACCTTAAATGGTGAGTTTCAGATAAACTTTTTAAGCGAAGATACCTACAACATAACCTCTACTACTAACGCATCGTCTAGCGCCACGGGTGGCGGTACTGTTACTGCGACTTACCAAATAAATACTGGTAGTGAGATTGCAGTGCCTTTTACTGGGTGGAGTGCGGGTACTTGGGGGGCGAATACATGGGGTAACAGCGGTTCTACATTTGCTCCTATACGGCTTTGGAGTCAGGCTAACTTTGGTGAGGACTTGTTCTTTACCTACCGTGGCGGTGAGCTTTTCTACTGGGATGCAAGCAACGCGGTAACTACCCGTGCTGTGTACGTGACCTCACTTTCTGGGGCGTCAGATGTCCCCACTATAGTTAACAAGGCGTTTGTATCGGACATCTTCCGGTTTGCGTTTTGCTTTGGTGCGAACGATCTGGGTACTAGCACGCTTGACCCTATGCTTATCCGTTGGTCTGACCAAGAAGACGTAGCTAACTGGACCCCTGCCGCTACTAACCAAGCCGGTAGCCTACGCCTGTCACGCGGTAGTGAGATTGTTACTGCCATCCAAGCACGTCAGGAAGTACTGATTTGGACCGATACGGCCGTCTATGGCTTGCAGTATCTAGGTGCTCCAGAGGTGTGGGGTGCGCAATTACTAGGCGACAACATTACGATAGCAAGCACCAACGCTGCGGTTTACTCAGGCAACATTGCTTACTGGATGGGCACAGATAAGTTCTACAGCTACGACGGTACGGTTAAGACACTGCCTTGCTCGGTTAGAAGCTATGTGTTTAACGACTTCAACTTCTCTCAGTACGCTCAAGTTGTTGCAGGTACTAACGAGAGGTTCGATGAGATTTGGTGGTTCTATTGCTCTGCTGAGTCTACTCAGAACGACCGCTACGTGGTGTACAACTACCTACAAGACATTTGGTACTACGGCACGCTTTCACGCAGTGCTTGGATCGACGCTGACCTACGGGAAAATCCTATGGCGGCTACGTACAGCAACAACTTGGTCAACCACGAAGTGGGCTACGACAACCAAGAAAACACTACGCCAAGTGCCATTACAGCTACGCTAATATCCTCTGAGTTCGACTTGGACGACGGCGATAAGTTTATGTTTGTTAATAGAATGTTACCTGACGTAACGTTTGAGGGTTCTACGGCTGATAGCCCCGCCGCTGAGATGACTTTATCTCCTATGGAGAACTCTGGTTCTGGGTATAACAACCCCCTATCGGAAGGCGGTAACAGCAGTGCTACGGTAACTCGTTCAGCCACAGTGCCTATCGAGCAATTTACAGGGCAGGTCTTTGTGCGAGTACGCGGCAGGCAGATGGCGTTTAAGATTGAGTCCACTGAGCTGGGTGTGGCTTGGAAACTAGGTATACCACGACTGGATATGCGCCCTGACGGTAGGAGGGGCTAGTGGCACAAGAAAGGCTCGTACAGAAGGTTCAAGCGCCCGCGCTGCCTATACCTAAGCCGGGACCGCTTAAGCAGTATCTGGACGACCTGAATAATATCTTGCGCTTGTTTTTTAACCTGCTAGCTAACGCGGTTAACAACGTATTTGGAGAGCAGGGTGGGCGGTTTGTAGAGTCTCCGAACGCTAAGTTCTTTTCTACTACAGACCAGAACGCCAGTGCCATAAACACAGCCTACGCCTTGCAGTTTGAGAACACGTATTTAGGCGAGGCCATAAGCATAACAGGAACGCCGAAGACGAGAATAACTCCACTTTACTCAGGGGTTTATAACTTTCAACTTTCGGTAGAGTTGACCAGTACTAATGCTAGCTCCAAGGAGCTGTCCTTCTGGGTGCGCAGAAGCGGTGTAGACATAGCGAATACTGGTAGAATGCACGTCGTGGCGGGGTCTGGTGGGGTAGATGACTTTGAATACAGTTTTACCATAGACTTAACAGCAGGGCAGTATATAGAAATTATGTGGGCAACAGACGATACAGGCATAACAATAGACTATGTGGCGGCTGCTAGCCCCCGCCCTGCCGTGCCGTCCACTTTATTAACAGTAATTTTTGTGTCAGCGTTGCCAGAAACGCTACCGACACCGTAGAGTAGGACTAATATTATGGGTGGAATGGCAATAGCAGGATACGGCGCAAGCGGACCTGAATTTTTAGAAGGCGTAAGAAAAGACGTGGCTAGCTCTAGTGTTTCATCTTGGGGCGGTACTGGGTCGGGTTCAGGAAATGCAGGTGCCACTTCCGGTTCAGGCCAAAAAGCGGGGTTACTTACAAAAGACGGCGTGACTCGCCCCACGATGAACCAAGCACAAGCTGCCGCCCAATTTGCTAATTTATCTCAAACAGAACAAAGCAATTACTTAAATCAGTTGGCCGCAGGGCCGGGCGGAGTAGTAGCTAGGCAAGCTTTTGTTGACCAGTATTTAAATGGGGTTACTCCTGCTGGCGCTACTATGTCTCCCAAAACTGCCGCAGCAGCAGAAGTGCCCAACCAAGGTCCGTATTCCGTTAACAACCAGACCCTAAATGAAATTTTCGCCGCCCAGCCTGTCAGCACGGGCCTTACTGGGTTAAATACTGGAAGTACTATTTCTACTGGCGGAGCTACACCTACTGGTACTGACATAACAGAGATTTTTGCAGAACAACCTTTAGTAGTGCCGGAGACAAAATTTGGAGAGGGCAGTGTTTTACCTGCTTTTACTGGCGGGATACCTACTGGTACTGACATAACAGAGATTTTTGCAGAACAGCCTTTAGTAGTACCAGAGACAGAATTTGGGGAGGACAGTGGTTTACCTTCGTTTATCACTAACCTTATAGCTAATAACCCTAACCTAGAGCAAATTTTTGCAGAACAGCCGCTTAATACGGTGATATCAAAATTCGGTGACTTAATAGGGATACCTAGCTTTGTTACCGGAGGACTCGGAGGGTTAGATTTAACTACCGACTTTACCCCCGAAGAATTAGAGCAACTAAAGACCGCTCCTTTAACTGCGTCTTCAAACAATCAACAAGGTGCTAACACGAACGAATCAAACGTAGGTACTCCTAGTGCTGGCGGTGCGTTTGACATAGCTAACTTGGCAGCAATTCGTAGTGCAGTCCCCGGAACTTATGACCCTAATCGACGTGCAGGAAGTGGGGGCCAGCGTTATTTCAGTGATGTTCAGTATGCACCCCAAGGCGGTATAGCAGGTTCTCAAGCCGCAGCAAATACTCAAGCTATGCAACTGGCGTTAGCTAACGCGCAAAACCCTGCGTATCAAATACGGCCCGGAAACGCTACGGATAGAGCTACGTCTATGGCGCAAAGAGCGGCGGGACTAGCAGGACTCTTACCAACTACAGTAACAGGCACTATACCAACGGCCCGCACTACACCTGCGGCAACTACACCTGCGGCAACTACACCTACAGGAACTACAACCGGAACTACTGCGGCTACGGGTGGCACAACTACCGGCGGAACTACTGCGGCTACGGGTGGCACAACTACCGGCGGAACTACTGCGGCTACGGGTGGCACAACTACCGGCGGAACTACTGCGACTACGGGTGGCACAACTACCACAAGCACGTCGCCCTACACCTATACTTCGGAGTCTTTGTTTCAAGGTATTGACCCCAGCGACGGGTTTGACGAGACAGAAATAGGTCGTGTTGCATCCCTTATGAACCAAGACTACACCACAGCGGATCAGGTTAGTGAGTTTTTTAATATGAGTCCGGACGATGTAAACCGGTACTTAGGCGACTACAACACTAGGGCAACCCTGCTAGATAGCCTAGGACTAGCCGAAGGGCAAACAAGTCTCAGCCTAGACCAGCTCAACCAACTAGGGGACAGCGGGCTGGCGACGGACTATTTAGCTAGTACTTTTGGGGTGGGCGAAGACGTGCTTAGCCGCGCGATAGAAGGCGCACAAACCGACCGTACTTTGAGTGGTGTGAACACTGTTGGCGGAATATCTAAGGATGACCAAAACATTATTGCCGACCTAATTACGTCAGGAAGAACGGACATAGGCAACGTAGCGGGGAAGTATGGCGTTGAAGGTATGGACGTCGTAGAAGGCTTACTGCGTGGCGGGTACGAAACCCCAGCAGAAATGGCAGCGCGCCTAGCTCCACAGAACGAAGGGCTTACGGAAGTAGACCTTATAGCTAACTTGCTAAACACCGGCAGGGCACAATCGGAAGAGATAGCTTCTTACTATAGGAACACCGACCCTGAGCAGTTTGCGGACTTAACCGCGCAAGGCGTAGAAGCTGAGCTAGCTAAGATAAATGAGCAGAAGACCTCCGATTATTTAACCGGGCTTTCTGACGAAGAGGTTGGGGCCTTGATAAACTCAGGCGATCTTACTGTAGACCAAGCCGTAGAACTATACCAAGACAGATACCCCGGCCTTAGCGAAGCAGACGTAAATGCAGCACTAAAAGCCCAAGGGTATGCCCAAGGCGGCAATGTAAACGGGTACTACCTTGGCGGCCCAACAGATGGTATGGCAGACCAAATACCTGCTACAATCAACAACATGCAGCCAGCAGCGCTAAGTGATGGGGAGTTCGTTATCCCTGCCGATGTAGTGAGTCATTTAGGTAACGGCAACTCCGACTCTGGGGCCAAAGAATTATACGGCATGATGGAGCGAGTACGTAAAGACCGCACTGGCAACCCCAAACAAGGGCGTCAAATTGACCCCAACAAATACTTAGCGTGAGGCAATAACAATGTCCGGATTAGACTTACCGATAGGTACATCAACGGGTTCTACTGAGACTCTATCTTCGTGGGCAGCTCCGTATGTAACTAATATGCTAGGCAAGGGGCAGGCGCTGTCCAATATGCCTTTTCAGGGATACGGTGGACCTCTAACTGCGGGGCAATCTGGACTGCAAACCACAGCATTTCAGGGGCTAGCTAATCTTACTATGCCTACTCAGGCTCAAACCTCCTACGATCCTACGTCGTTTACTGGGGCGGGCTACGCAGCTCCTACTGCACAACAAGCTGCGGACGGGGAAACGGGGACCTATACTCCTGCTTCTGGAAACGTACTACAGCAGTACATGACACCCTATCTACAGGGCGCACTTCAGCCACAGTACGATGCGGCACGTCGGCAGTCAGAAATACAAGCTCAAAACCTTCAAAGCCAGTACGGTAAAGCAGGTGCCTACGGTGGGTCTCGTCAGGGTATTGCAGAAGCTGAATTGCAGCGTGGCCTACTAGATCGTATGTCTGGTATTACAGGTCAGGGCTACCAAGATGCTTTTACCGCAGCTCAGAACCAGTTCAACACTGAACAAGATCGTCAGATGCAAGCAGCCCGTCAAGCGCAAACCTACGGACTAGAGGCACTTAATGCGCAACGTCTGGGTGGTGCGGCCCAACGCGGCATTGAAAGCGAGGGAGTTGCCGCAGACTACGCACAGTTTAAGGAAGAACGGGATTATCCGTTTAAGCAGGTTGATTTTCAAAAAGGACTGCTATCTAACTTACCTATAGAGCAAACAACAACCCAGTACGCAGACCCTAGTGCTCTACAAAAGTTTGGCGCTGGCGCATCAGAGATACTGACTATACTAGACTTGCTCGGCATCAGAAAGGAAGAGGACTAATACGATGGCTTACGGAATAGATTCTCAAATTAGTGAGCGCGTGGATACGTATTCCTCTGACCCTCAGAAACTAATGCAGCGTTACACACAAAGCCAAAGTCTGCTGGACTTGCTTGCGTTACAGAAACTTAAATCTGAAAAAGAAGCCGCTATGCGTAATATGCAGACGCAGATGCAGCCCCCTATGAATACTGTAAGGGATCAACGCGAACAGCAAGTCCTTGATATGACTAGGAATGAAGTTGCACAACGGGCCATGCAAGGCGGTCAACAACTCGCACTTAATAAGCAGCGAGAAATGCAAGCGCGCGGACTACCGGCACAGGCAGCTCCTAATATGCGAGGTATGGCTGATGGCGGTATTGTTGGCTACCAAGAAGGTGGGTTTATGGGTCCTCCAGAGCCTAATCTTTACCAACGCATAGGCCAAGGGCTTAAGAACTACGGCACTAATGCCCAAGAAAGTATGGATATACTAAGAGCGGCTAAGGCCGGAATCGGCGTGCCCTACGGAAACCGATCAGCAGCAATACAGCAAGTGCGCGACCAAATAGCAGCAGAAAAACAAAACAGAGACCCTAACTTTATACAGCGTATGGGTCAGAAACTTATGGACACAGGGCTTGATGTAGAAGAAAGCAAGGCAATCCTTAAAAAGTTCTACGACAACATAGGTAAAACCTACGAACAGAAAGCTAGTGGTATGGCTCAAGGCGGTATTATACAAAGTGGTACTAGTGAAGATAAAATGCGCGAGTTAGGTCTTGACCCAGATTACGGGCTTTTTGATTTTTTGGGAGAGCCTTTCCAGATTCTTGGCGATAAGTTCAAGCAAGGCAGCCTTGCAGCCGCAGAATTCTTAGGGGATGTAATGCCCGGCGGTGGTTCAGTTGGTCGAGAGCGTATGGCAGAACAAAAGGCCACTGAGGCTGTGGAGGCCGCCTACCCTGACGCTAGCCCCGGTGACGTGCGTGCTATTACTAAAATGATTATGGTTAATGACGAAGAACTGCCTCCTCCTGCTGTGGATACAGACCGAGTAAGGGCTGAGCAGTACATGGGTAGTGACCAACAAGTAGATGACATGATGTCAGATATTTACCGTGGCGTTGAACCCGAGGCTCCTGCTCCTAAAGGTGACGGCCTTGCCGGTCTTGCCGAAGCAATGGCACCTAGTAGGCTCCAAGAACTGCGCAATCGACGCAAAGGTATCATGAGCGGTATCACTTCCCCCGAGCGTTTACAGCGAGACAAGCTGCGTGCGTACTTATCGGGCTTGGGCCAAACAGGTTTAGGTGGTGGAGCAGAAGCGTTTACTAGAGAACAACAGCGCCAAGACGCTCTACAGATAGGTGACTTAGACAGACTGATTGAGCTAGAGCGCGAAGACGAAAAGTTACAGCGTGAAATAGATGCTAGTATGGCTGAGCTTGTGGCGAACAACCTAGCCGACCTAGAACAGTTAATGGTAGAAGCGGGCCTAGAAGAGCAAATGAGCTTAGCTGGTGACCGTCGTAAATTTATTGCTGATGTGTTAAAGGAAATACAGAAAGAGTCAGTTCTGAATCCTGAACTAATGGCGCTTGAAGAGGCAAGACAAGACGGCGATATAACCAGTGATGAGTATGCAACTCAAAGCTTAGCTATATATAAGCGTGCTATGGGCAGTCCAGCTGCTGGCTACGATATAGAAACAGGACTGGGCGGCGGTATAGACTTCACTTCAGGTACTTTTGATTAGGTAACATACTATGCCTTTATTTACCGCTAAATCCCCTTCGGGGGAAAGCATTAAGTACTTTGTACCTGAAGGAACCTCAAGCGAAGCTGCGTTGCGCTATGCCCCTACGGCCTACCAACTAAAGCGCCGTGGGGTAGACGTAGAACAGCCGTCTGAACCCCGTGCCTCCGGACGTACTCTAGGTGGCTACGCTAAAGAAACAGGTAAAGGCTTACTCGCTGGTGCTGCGGGTCTACTAGAAGCAGCCGCTACTGGCGCTACCCCCATACTACGTGACGAGTTAGAACCGGGTGCCCGTGAAGCTATTGGCGGAGTGGGTGCAAGCGTACAAGAAGCTTTAGCCCCCGGACGGGCTTATGAAGATAGCACTTACTTAGATATAGTGCGTGGCGCAGGCTCTACCCTGCCTTTCTTAGCCACAGGATTTCTTGGTGGTGCGGGCTTAGCTGCCGGTGTTGCTACTGGTGCTGCTGCGGGTTCTGGTGAGGCTATACAACGTGCGGAAGCTGCCGGTGCTACTGAAAGACAAATCAAACAAGCAGGGCGGGCGGGTTTACTCCCCGGTCTGGGCGAGACTCTAGTACCGTTTGCTATAGGTAAAACTATAAAAGCGGCCCGTGTCGCTAAAGGGCTAGAAGATGCTATTGGCAAAGCGCCAGCTACAGATGTACTAGCTAGACTACGTAGGGTAAGTGGCGCTGCCGGTGGTGAAGGTCTACAGGAAGCCTCGGCGCAAGTAGCACAGAACCTGATCGCACAGAATATTTACGACCCCGAGTCTGGTACGTTTATAGGTACGGGTGAGTCCCTCGGTATTGGCGCTGGTGTTGGTGGTCTAATCGCCGCTCTTGCTGAACTTGCTATCCGTGACCGTGGTCCGCGCACTTCTACCGCTACCGATTTAACTGAAGAAGAACTTGCGGCGCTACCCCAAGCCCCAGTAACTGCCGACGCCCTTCCTGATGAAGAACTTACTGACGAGCAAATACAGGCGCGTTTGGCGGAGTCGGCTGCCGATGAAGAAGCGCTTTCTGCTGTAATAAGTGAAATCCAAGACAGAGAAATACGTAAAGACGAGGGTGTGTTTGAAGGGCAGGAGCTACTGTTCCCAGAACTGGAACCTGCTCAACAGGCCGAAGGTCTTGTAGCGTTAGGCGTAAGCCCGACTGCTCCTATTATTAAGCGTATTGAAGGCAAGCAGTTGGCTGACCCTGTACAGCGACGAGAAGTATTTGACGAACTGCAAAAGTATGCCCGCAACAAAAACGTCAAGCCTGCAACCCGTAATCGCATAGGCGACCTTCTACAGAACAAAGTTTTTGCAGACACTAGATTAGACGTAGCGGCTGGCCCCGGTCCTGCACCGCAGCAAATGACCATAGATGAGGGTATTGAGCAAGATGTCCGTCGTGAAGAAACTGAAGAGCGTAGAGCGCAAGAGTTCGCACTAGCTAAAGCGGCTCGTCGTCCTGATGTACCTACTGCTGTGGGCGGTGCATTACAAGCTGCCGAAGCTACGGGCCGCCGAGTGCCAGACCAAGCTCAGTTAGAGATACCTACTATAGAACCTGCTGACTCCCAAGCCCAACAAGCTACTGTAAGCGCAGACCTAGACCAGCAAATAGCCGCAGAACAACGCGCGCTAGAAACCATCGAAGGGCAGGCCCAAGAACAAGTTGAGATGTTAGGACCGCGTGGTGGTGTATTGCGTCCTACTCGTCC